CCTGTGACGGTGACTGGCTGCAAGGCGCCGATGGTTCGCCCATCTGCTCCGGCTCGCTGGTCGCCCTCACGGTCGAGGAAATGCAAAGCCTCTACGGCTCTGCACTCACCTGGGACCAAGTCTCCGAGCTGCAAGGCGAAGCGATTGTTCTGTTCGCCACCGTGTTCGGCTTCCTGGTCCTGAAAAAAGCCCTGAAACATTGAGGTATCACCCATGCAACACATCAAGACCCTGCGTCGCTCCCTGGGCGCCGCTGCTGCAACCGGCCTGCTGGCTGTTCAACAGGCCTACGCCGCCGTCCCGGCCGAAGCCACCGAAGCCCTCGACACCGCGGGCACCGACGTTGGGACCATCGGCTGGGCGGTGTTCGCCGTGATCATCGCCGCGATGGCGTTCAAGTACATGCGCCGCGCCCTGTAACCGGAAACCACGCACTGCATGTGCCGAAGCAAACAAACCCCGCTCCGGCGGGGTTTTCTCTTCCAGGGAAACGCCATGAGCTACGAACTGTACGTCCTGATCCTCACCACTCTGGCGTTTTATCTCGTGTTTTTTGGGCGGGTGTAGGGATGGATCGTTCACCACTGATCATTCTCGTCTTCGCTTTGGCCTCGCTCTTCATGCAGGTAGCACAGGCAGAAGACTTTTATTGGACCGCTGGAGTGAGTGCTGGCGCGTACAAATTTGATTGGCGTGGCGCCGACCCTGCGCAGGGCTGCGCCGCGTTCGCCACCAGTCGGTCGGCGAGCATCACCTCGCAGGCCTACAACACCACGGGCATCTCCTATTCCTGTGTAACCAACGCTCTGGCCAGTCCCCGAAGCATCACCATCTTTCGCCACGGGACCAGTTGCCCAGCAGGCACCGTTTACAACCCGTCCACCTTCCGGTGCGAGACGCCGAACCGCTGCGAAGCGACCATCGGCCAGGTCGTCACCCACGAACACAAGATGAAGGAAGCGGTCGGTCAGCCTGTGATCGATCCGCCCGGCTCGGTCTGCGCCAATAGCTGCCAGTACGCCTTCGGCTTCACCCCGGCCAGCAACGTCTACGTCTACAGCAGCGGCAATCCGTCCGGCGTGTTTGGCGTTTACAGCTATACCGGCAACGGCATCGAGTGCAACGAAGACACCCGCAAGGAGCCGGGCAATCCTGGCCAACAGACCGACCCCGACGAAACCCCGACACCTGACCCCGATAACACGTGCCCAGATGGCTACGTCTGGAACGGCACCTTCTGCAGCGTTGAGCCTCCGGAGCCGTGTGACCCCGAAGTCGAGGTCGGTGGCTGTGATGACACCGAAAACCCCGATCCCGATGAGCCCGGCGATGGCGATGAGGACGGCGAGGGTGACGGTGAAGGTGATGGAGACGGCGAGGGGGATGGCGAAGGAGACGGTGACGGCGACGGTGACGGCGATGGCGAAGGTGATGGCGAAGGTGATGGCGAGGGCAACGGTGATGGTGATGGCGATGGCGATGGCGAAGGAGACGGTGAAGGTGATGGCGAAGCCGAATGCGACCCCGCCAAGGACCCAAACAAGTGCGGCAAGTCCAGCGTAGAAGGCGAAGCCTGTGACGCTGAGGTGAAGTGCACGGGCGATGCCGTGCAGTGCGCCATCCTTCGCCAGCAAAAGGAACTGCGCTGCCACGCTGAAGAACAGGCCGACTTCGAAAAGCACAAGCCGGCCATCGAATCCGCTGTCCAGGGCGACAAGTTTCAGCTCGAGGAAGGCGCCGAGATTCAGCTGCCGTCCTTCATCAACCAGGGCACCCGCTTCCTGCCGGCTACGTGCCCTGCCGCCGAGAGCTTCAGCCTGCGCACTGGCGGCGGGCGCTCCTTCCAGCTCAGTTACGAGCCCCTCTGCCGCGCCGCCAGTGACTTGAGCGGCCTATTCGTGGCCGTGGCTACCGTGCTCGCTGCCCTGTATGTGGGCCGCTCCGTAGGAGGTCAGTGATGCAGTTTCTCTTCATCGTGCAGATGCTCGTCATCATCCTCGGCCCGCTGGTGAAGATGGTGCTGAAGATGATCGGTTTCGGCTTCGTCTCGTATATCGGCTTCAACCTGATCATCGGCCAAGCCCAGGACTACCTGTTCGGCCTGATGGGCGATGTGGGGCCGGTGATCCAGGGGATTCTCGGGCTGGCCAAATTCGATGTGGTGGTGAACCTGTACTTCGCCGCCATCTCCACGCGCTTCATGCTCGCCGGGATCGACAAGGCCACCGACCGCCGTCGCAATCAGGTCTGGCACAAGCCGGGCGGCACCTCCATCGAAGCCTAAGGAGGCGCCGCTATGCTCGTTATCCGCACCGGCAAGCCCGGCCATGGCAAGACCCTGAACACCATCCGCGAAGTCGATCAGAAGGCCCACGCCGAAGGTCGTGTCGTCTACTTCCACAACATCAACGGCCTCAAGCCCGATCAGCTGCAAGCGCAGTGGTTCGAGTTCGAAGATCCCGAAAAGTGGTTCGAGCTGCCGAACGATTCAATCATCGTCGTCGACGAAGCGCAGGGCTGGTTCGGCGCGCGCGATCCACGGGCGCGGCCACCGGAGCACATCACCCGCTTCGAGACCATGCGCCACCAGGGTCACGAAGTGCATCTCGTCACTCAGGACCCGCGATATCTCGATGTGCACCTGCGCCGGCTGTGCAACACGCACATCCACTACTGGCGCGTCTTCAAGTCCGCCCAGCTGCTGCGCTTCGAGTCGGAAGTGGTAGTGGAAAAGGTCGAGCTGAAGACAAGCTTCAAGGACGCCGACAAGAAGTCGCTGCGCCTGGATAAGCGCTACTTCGGTGCCTACACCAGCAGCAACGCCAAGCACCACTTCCAGGCCAAGGTGCCGACCAAGTTCATCCTGGCCATCTGCGTGCTGGTCGGTGCCGGCATCCTCGTTTATCGCGCTTACGAGCGCTACAACACCGAGAAAACCGCGCTCGAAGCCACCAGCAGCGCGCCGGCCGGGAGCATGGTCGATCAGGTAAGGGATACGGTCGGCGCCTTTATCCGGCCAAGCGCCGACACCGAACGGGCCGCACCGCTCACCGTCGAGCAGTACCTGGGCAAGCGCGTGCCCAGGGTGCAGGACCTGCCGGCATCGGCGCCGGTGTATGACGGCCTTACAGCGCCGCAGACCTTTCCGAAGCCCGTGTGTATCGCCACCACCGACCGCGATCTGATCGCCCGCAATTACAAGCGCATGCAGGTTGGTGACAGCGATGAAGGGCTGACGGGGTGTCGGTGCAACACCCAGCAAGGCACGCGGCTGGAAGTGTCGTTCGGCTTCTGCATGTCGGTCGTGCAGAACGGCTACTTCGACGACACCAAGCCCGACCCGGAACCGCCACAAGCGCCGATGCACGCCGACAGTCCGCCTCCGGCACTTGAACAGGCGGTCGCCAGCGGCCTGCAGTCAGCCCCTAAAGGCTCGTCTGTGGTCGTCGTGCCCTATGAGAAGGGGAAATTCCTGTGGTGATGACCGTCAGCGCGCGTGCGCTCCGCGCTCTTTGCACGCGCGGCGAGGCACGAGCCGGCGTGCAAACGCGCGCGCTGACGTCCCTGTAGCACGTCAGATAAATCCAACCGAACAACCTTAGTAACCCATAGTGAAGGGGAAACAGAATGGCCAATAAAGACTTCAAACGAATCGATCTCCTGACCGGGTTGGAAGACAGCCGAAGCCGGTTGTTCGTTGACCCGGGCACAGCCCGGATAGCCGATCTATCCAACGTCCGCTTGTTGCACTGCGGCGTCGATACGGTCCGCCAGCTGTACCGCGGACTGATCCGTCCCGAGGTCATGGCCCTGTTCGAGAAACCGGGCGTCATGGTCGAGTTCGCCGGGGAGTTCTGGCACGCCGGTCGTGTTGGCCGGGACTCGGGCTACCAGTACAAGCTGCAGAACGCTGACCTCGGCTTCATCCTGCTCATCAAGAATTTCAACGCGAAGCTGGAACAGATCGGCCCACACCTGAAAATCGAAGTGTCACCGCATGCCATCGACGCCCTGTCGCCTGAGCGTCTGCAAGAGCGGATGGACTACTACGCTGCAGCCGTAATGACCAACCGCGAGCGGAACCAATGCGCCGTCCACCTCGCCTTGGATCTGCAAGGCTGGACGCCCCCAGCTGACCTGACCGCTCGCATGCACTGTCGCGCTCGTGCAAACCGCGATATTTCGGGCATCAAGGAGATTCAATGGACCATGGAAGCTGCCACCTATGGTCGGGGGCAATCCTTCCTGTTCGGCTCCGCTGGTGGCGTACAGCTCGGAATCTACAACAAGACGATCCAGGCTCGCTCCCAAGACAAACTCGACTACTGGGAAAGCGTCTGGCGTCGCCGTAATTCGTTCGATTCGACCGATCCCGAGAACTACGATCCGAGCCAGGATGTATGGCGCATCGAGCTGCGCTATCACCATTCGGTCGTCCAGCAGTTCGCCAGCGGCTCGATTGACGCGAAGACCGGCCAAGCCCTCGAAACGGACTCCTATGCCGCCTTCTCAGCCCATCTGGACGGTCTGTGGCGTTACGGGCTGGGTCAATTCAAGCTGCTCGCCCGCCCCGGCTATTTCGAGCCCATTTGGACGCTGATTCGCGATGACATCCGTGTCGATGTGCCGGTCGACTCTCTGGTCGATGAAACCGAATACAAGCGCTACTACAAGACGTCACGGGGCTTCTCGGGCAAGAACGTGGAACTGTTCTTGGGAAACTTCGTAAGCCTGCTGGCACGGGAGCGAGTGGGCGCTAAAACCGCATTTGATCGACTGAAGGAATGGGAATGCTGGCCGGTGATTCGCGATCACTACGCTGCCAAGGACATGGCAGAGCGGGATCTATACAAGCACATCAAGAACCTGCTCCAGGAACGGCATGTGCGATGGGGTCGCGCTATATGACGGCAAGGAAGGACGGTAAGACGTGGACCGCTGACTTCTACGAAAACGGGAGAAGCGGACGCCGTATCCGCAAGAAGGGCTTTCTGACCAAGGCCGCTGCCCAGCGCTACGAAACGGATTTCTTCAAGAGCCTGACGCTAACCGGGCGACCGCTAGATGATCGGCTGTCGGATCTGGTGAACCTCTGGCATCAGCTGCACGGTTGCACGCTCAAGGACGAGAAGACACGCCTGTCGAGAACGTTGGCGATCGCGAAACGGCTTGGCGATCCGCTCGCCTCTTCCTTCGATGCACTGGCATGGGCGCGGTATCGGCAGCAACGGTTGAAAGAGGCGTCTCCGCATACGGTCAACCACGAGCAACGCTACCTGTCCGCCGTGTTCGCGGAGCTGATCCGGCTCGGTGCCTGGGTAGGAAAGAACCCGCTCGCCAATGTCCGCCAGATCAAGACCGATCAGGTAGAGCTGACCTTTCTCACGCTGCCGCAGATCCGCCAGCTGCTCGAAGAGTGCAAACGCTCCACCAACAATCACACCTACCCCGTCGCCCTACTCTGCTTGGCTACCGGTGCCCGCTGGGACGAAGCCGAGTCGCTGACCCGTGCCGCGATCTACGGTGGCAAGGCTCACTTCCACCGAACCAAGAATCGACAGTCGAGATCCGTACCGATCCCGAAGGATGTTGAGGATCTGGCGTTGAAGGTGGGCATGCCTGGAAACGGTCGGCTGTTCATGCCCTGCCGGTCGGCCTTTCGGTGTGCATACAAGCGTTGCGGCTTCGATACACCGGGCCAGATGACCCACATCCTGCGGCACACGTTCGCCAGTCATTACATGATGGGC